TTGTCAATGCAGTTTTGTCTCAAACATTTGACACAGTTGATGCAAAGTTCACAATGATCGAACCCGACGAACCAAAGCAAATTGAAAATATCGAAAACATTGATGACTTTGAAAACATAGAAGATATGGAGGTTGTTAATGCCAAGTGATACGACTTATGGCCAAAGAGAAAGCGCCCGTAAGGCATTGAGCGAATTAAGTCCGTTTCAACTTGCCTATAAAAGCCTTCCTGGATATGTTGCGCTGCAACATCCATCTTATCGTTTTGCCAAACACAACCTAATGATCGCTGATGCTTTAACTAAAGTTGAAAATGGAACTATTGACCGGTTGATCATCAATATGCCACCACGGCATGGCAAGACGATGTTGGCTTCTGAATATTTTCCAGCATGGTATCTTGGTCGCAATCCATCCGCACAAGTCATATTCGCAGCCTATTCTTATGAACGTGCCGGCGACTGTGGCCGTAAAGTCCGTAACCAGATGGTTATGCCTATTCACAAACAGGTTTTTAAGGCATGTTCCGTATCAAAAGATGCTGCCGGACAAAACAGAATGACAACGGATCAAGGCGGATATTATTTTGCGCTTGGCGTCAGCGGTGGTGTTGTCGGCCGTGGAGCCAATCTGTTTATTATAGATGATCCAATACGCGGACGTGAAGATGCTGATAGTGAAATTCAACGAAGAAAACTGGAAGATTGGTACCGTGGTGTCGCATATACGCGGTTAATGCCTCAAAATGCGATCATATTAATTATGTGTGTAGCCAAAGGCGAACGTGTATTAATGGGTGATGGTTCATGGAAATCCATAGAAAATATTACTGTTAAAGATTCTGTTATTGGTTATGAAAATGGTAAACCTGTCAGAAAAAAAGTTACCAAAATTTCTCAGCAAAATAAAGATGACATCGTTCAGGTTGTTAGTCGTTCATGCTCATTAAAAGTTAATCGTAAACATCCGTTTTTAGTTATACATGGTGGTCTAAAAAAATCTGCTAAAACTCAAAATGATATTATTGAATCAAGGAAATGGGATCTTGAATGGGTTTGTGCTGGTGATCTTAATCCCGGCGATTCTGTTGTAACGATTAAAAAATTAGATCGTGGTAACTGGTATCGACCGACAAGTTTTAAAAAACCTGAAATTATGAATCAAAAAGATTATTGGCTTTTTGGTTTCTTATTCGGTGATGGTTGGATTATCAATAATAACAAACGTGGCGTGGTGGGATTTTGTGTAGCTGATTCGGATAAGCCTGAGTTAGATCAACAAGTGCATAGCATTATTAAAGATCGGCTTAATATCAAGATGAAGCCAACAAAACATGGATATCATCGTGCTGATGCCAGGAAACAAGGTAGATGGCTTTCAGATATGGGATTATGTTCTGGTGCAAAGAAAAAACGATTGCCAGAGTGGGTATTTAAATTGCGTCCCTGCGACAAGCGTGAATTCTTAGAAGGTTTTTTTGCTGCTGATGGATGGAAGCAAGGAAAAAATAGTTATACAGTCTGTATTGCTAATAAATTTTTACTTGATGATCTGCGTCTTGTAGCACGTACTTGTGGGTTTAAAACTACTAAAATCTATGAATATCATGGGGAAAAACAACCGCCAAATAGTCCAGAGAAAATCAAATTCATAAATTATTTAGCAAGATTTTATAACAAATATAATAAAATCGAATTAAAAAAACGGTATGGACAACAAGATAATTTAGGTCGTTTTTTTCGTATTGAAGATATTGAAAAAATTGAACCCATTGGTCAAGAAGTTGTTTATGATTTAACAGTTGAAGGTGCTGAAAGTTTTATTGCTGAAGGTTACGTAGTCCATAATACCCGTTGGCATTTTAATGATTTGGCTGGAATGCTGGTCGAAGAAATGAAACATGAAGGCTGGGCTGTATTGACGTTGCCAGCTATTGCCGAAGAAGATGATGATATTATCGGACGTAAAATAGGAGAAGCGTTGTGGCCATCTGATTTTCCGGTTAAACGTTTAGATGTTATCAAAGAAACTGTCGGTTCCCGGGAATGGAATGCCCAGTATCAGCAAACGCCTATTCCCAGTACGGGTGGGATGATTAATATCGATGATTTCAAACGTTACAATTATGCCGAAGATTGGCTGCCAACACTTATGGCCTTAAAGGCCGGTGCGACAAAAATAGATCCAAGCAGCCATCCTATTAAACAGATTGTAATGTCATGGGATACTGCTTTTAAAGAAGCTCAAATCAACGACCCATCGGCCGGCACAATATGGGGGATAACAAAAGAACATAATTTATATTTACTGGAAACGATCAATCAACGCCTGGCTTATCCCAAATTAAAAAAATTAGTCGTTGCAACCTGGGAACGTTATATGAAGATAGGTCTTGGACCCATTCCGGTTTTAATTGAAGACAGGGCCAGTGGTCAAAGTCTTATCCAAGATTTAAAACGAAGTACACCAATTCCTATCATAGCCGTTAAAGCTACTTCTGAAAAACAAGTCAGAATGGAAGCGGGAACGCCTCTGATCGAAGCTGGCCGAGTATACTTGCCTAACAAACCAATGTCATGGGTAATTGATTATGAAACCCAATTAGCAAGATTTCCACTTGCTAAATTTGATGATCTTGTTGATTCGACATCTCAATTTTTACTTTGGGTTTCTAAACCAAGATATAGAAAAACTTCCGGTAGAAAATTTTGGAAATGATATTTTCTATTTATTTCAAAATATGGTAAACTTGATAAATTAAAACATGTTTTAATTTGTAACTATCATAACAAAGAAAGGTCATATCACTATGTATATTAATCCAGAACCGAAAAATCGATTTGGCAAATTTGCAATTAAAGACGAACTGTATTATCGCAATGAAATTTATATGGATAATATTGAAGATTGGGATCTTTACACCTTGATTCAAAAATCAGGAAAAGATCTTATTAAATATTCATTATATCAACATCCCACTGAATCCGATACAAACTATATCGCTCGACTACGTGATGGATATGTTTTTAATTTTGGAAAAGCCATTGTCGATATTTTTAATTTTTATCTAAACGGCAAAGATGTCGTTCGCTCGATGTCACCATTGAAATCTGATCCTCAATGGAAATTGTTTGAAAAAGATGCTGATCTTGCAGGAACTAATTATACGGTTTTAATTGATGAAGCACAAAAAATTGCATCGGCATTGGGCGCTGTCGGTATGTTGGTTAACAAACCCCAGGGAGTTTCTGGCGAAGGATTAACAAAATTAGATGAAATGAAATATGGTGTCTATCCCTATTATTCATTATATTCTTTGCAAAACATATTCGATTGGGTCTGGACCAAAAGCAAAATATCACATCGGCGTGTTCTTACATTTTTAAAGCTGCGCGAATCGGATGGCACATTTACCATTTGGACACCTGAATCCTGGGAACAGTGGCGTCTTGATCCTAAAACAAATATTCCAAAACGATTCAATCAGGGGATTAATCCACTCGGGGAAATCCCATTTTGCTGGATGAAAAATTTAACCGATCTTACCCATCCTGAAATTGGTGTATCTGATCTGATTGATATTTCAAGAATAGTCACATCGATTGCTCAAAATTTATCGTGCGGTGAAGAGATGATTAAACTGGCTGGCTTTCCAATTCGACGTGAACCTCAAGAACAACAGGATCTTATCCTTCAACAACCGATAGAAGATACCACGAGCAATACAGGCCCGCGAGCTGTGGAAACGTTTGATCCTACATTTGGCAAAGATGGTAAACCAGATTGGATGCCGACTGAAATTTTAGAGCCTGTCGATGCAACTTTAAAATGGATTGATCGTAAAACCGATGAAATTTATCGTATTGCCCATCTGTCTGGTGTGCATGGCCAGAGAAAATCAAATAATGAAGTTTCAAGTGGCATGGCTATTCGATATGAATTCAGTCAACTCAATGCCGTAATGAACGCAAAAGCTATTAATCAGACTGAAGCTGAACTTCAATGCATTAGGTATTGGGTTATGTGGCAGCGTAATGCAAACTGGTTTGATCAAATTGAAATTAAAAGAGCAACCGATTTTTCAATTGATGAAATGGCAATCGCTTTGGATAATGCCATTACTTCAATGGCCAATGTGGCCAGCCGAACATTCAGATGTGCTGTCCAAAAGAAAATATCCGGATCCGTTCTGCCTGATATGACTCAAGAGGAAAAGGCCAAAGTAGTCCAGGAAATCGAAAGTAATACACCTGAAAAAATAGACATAGATTTTAATGGTAAAAATTCTACGGACAGCAACTTGGTTCGTAATGCAATTCAATCAAATGCCGATCATTCTAAAGATGAATAATTAGATCGGGTCTAAGAGCAATAAAGACTGTACGTTTATTGAATGTCGCTTCTGATTCATTTTACATCACATGGTGTGATGTAAGGCCCAAACGAATTATTCACCTGAAGGAGATTGTTTAGGCATGGCTAATAATAATAAAGTTAGGAGCCCATTTGAATCGTTAGAATTAAAAAGAAAAATTATCGATGAATACAAAAGAAATGAAAATTTTAATCGAAGTGAATTAGCACAAGCTCTTGGCATTACCAAGCGGTATGTTCGAAGAATTTTACAGGACTATCGTGATGGCAAACAACCTTATTCAAATGAAACTCAAATACCTGAAGGTTCAGATTATCGTGAAAATGTTCAACGTATTTATGACTCCAACACAGCATCTATTACAACCAATTCATTAACGATCAACACACTTGAACAGGCATTAACAATAGCCAATGTTGATTTAGATGTATGGGAAGTTGAACGTTGGATCTGTAACAGCTGGGGCGTTACTTTAAAAAATCTTGCCGGACAACCTGAATATCGCACAAATTTTCAGGTTAAAGTATGGCTAAAACGAATCGTACTGGATATCATTCAGATTGGATTTGAAAATTTTATCAAAGAAGATTTGCCTAAGTTTAAACCGAAAAATCCTCCATTGTTTACCGACCATTCAGAATATGCGCTTGAAATTTCGTTGATCGATGCCCATATGGGTAAACTCGCGTGGGGTGCCGAAGTCGGCCGGGATTACGATTTAAAAATAGCATGTCAGGATTATACGAATGCTTGTGAAAAAACATTATCCTGGTCAGTACCGTTTAAACCTGAAAAAATTTTTTTTATTGTCGGCAACGATTTAATGCATATTGAAAATTTCCTTGGGGTCACAACAAAGGGCGGGAATGTATTGGACACTGATAGCCGGCTTCCAAAGATCGCTCAGGAAACATTTAAAACAGTAACAAGTTGTATTTATTCGTGCCGTTCAGTGGCGCCGGTTGAGGTACTGTGGATTCCAGGTAATCATGATATGATCGCATCGATGTTTTTATGTATGATGCTTAAAGAACATTTCAAAAACGATGATCATGTTACTGTTGATTGCAGTCCCATGCAGCGTAAAGCAAGGTTGTGGGGAAACTTATTGGTTGGATGGACACATCAGATTTTAAACCGGCACAATGCGTGGGTCAATGAGTTGGCTCATATGTTTAAAGAACAGTGGGCTCAAGCAAAATATTATGAATGGCATTATGGTCATAAGCATAAGAAAAATGAAATTAAAATGTTTCCGATCGTTACCGAAGGTGGTGTTTTGCTTCGACAGCTTACAGCCTTAAGCCCAATTGATGCATGGCATTTTGAAAACTTGTTCACGGATGCTGTCCCGGGTGGCGAGGCATTTGTTTGGAGCAAAGAGCATGGCGTTATAGCTAATTTTACAGCCTGGACATAATGGATATAAAATGTTTACATGGGTTTGTCCCAATTGTGGGTATCAAAGAAAAAGAAAAACAAAGCCACCGCTGTGTAAAATTTCAATCCAAATAATATGCCCAGACTGTGATTACCCTGAATTAATAGATCAGGAATTTTTATCTATTGTCGGTAATTCTGACAGTTATAAATTAAAACGTAGATCAAATCGAAAACGTCCTAAACGTAAGGTTAACGCTGGCCACATTCAGCAAGATAAATTCGGGTAGAGTCGACGCTTAAGAATGTTCGAAGGCTCATGTTCGGTAATTCAATGATTGGCAAATCTGCATCTAACGCAGCTTTAACTTCTGTGGCTACTCCGGCCGGCAATTCACCGGATGGCAAAGCTCGAAAGGCCAGCGCATTGCAAGTATGAATAAGTTGATCCGTGAAATATGCCATGCCATGTTTTTCATATTGGCGTTGATGATCTGGATGATTTGGATTTAAAACGTTAAATCCAAGTTTTGTTAAAAGCTCTATATCCCTGCCTTCCTGCCCAGTATCATAAATTTGCATGCAATGTGCATAATAAATAATTAAACTTCCCATTTTTTTCTCCTTTTTAGATGTTATTTAAATTTATACCATTTCGTTCTGATTTCCCCTTCTGGAATTAATTTTCTCTTCATTAATTCAGCCACCATCTGTCCGCGCAATGTTTTATAGTATTCTTTCATTCGTAATCTATCGGTGTCTCGTTCTAATGCAACAATCGCTTTAGCTCGTCGTTTTAATAATTCATCTGACATTTTTTCGATATGTTTTAATTGTATTGCCATATGCTTAGTATACTTTTATTTTTATATAAGATATTTTTTTCTATATGATATATTTTTTTCTAACGGACCATATGACACAATTTTAATTTCTTGTAAATCGTTTAAATCAGTATCGTCTTTTTGATCTAAACATGTCATGGCTACAGCTACATCGTACCCATTAATGCTTTTAGGAAAATAATCTCTGCCTTTATGATTCCAGGTTTTCTGTAAAGCTTCTTTATACCATAGCTTCCATTTTTCGTTTAAGGATCCATATCGCATTTTGCCCTGGAACGGATTTTCAGGGTTAGTTGAATCCTGTGTATCGATATCCTTAATTTCGTCAAACATCGGGCCTTCGCCATGTCTGGTCAGGTATGCCCGGGTGACCAGATAAACATCTAAATCGATTTGACTGCGGCATGTTCTTAAAACCGATAAAACATTTGTCAAATCCGTATTGGATCGGGTGAGATATGGAAAATCTTTTTTACGGCGTTGGTCCAATAACATACCTTGAGCGCCTTCAAACACCAAGTTACGGCCCGTTTCTTTTGCCAGAAATTTATCTATCAGGCTATCGTCTGGATAAATTACTGAAAAGTTACGCATGTGTTTAATAGATTCAATATATGCGATAGTTGTGTCCACCGGATTTTTTATGTTTTTCATAGAATAAATATTAAAATCTCCCACACTTAAACCAAGTTTTTCAATCCGATAAGGCAAATATTCTTCTCTGATTTGTTTTAGTATTTTTAAAAATTTAGTATCCGACCATGTCATAACCGCATTCATATTAATGCAAAGCTGCTGATACTGAGATCGTTCAATAGTCTCATTGATCCCTAATCCCGTGGTATTTGTTTTTTCATTTATCCATGAGGTAAAGGTATTTATCATCATATCATAAGGAGTTGTGACCAAACATCTTGGATCGATAAAAATTTCACGCATTGGGGATTTTTTATTAAGCTCATTGAATTCTTGTAAAAAGATAATTGGATTGACAATAAAATGGTGTGTCAGCATGGTTCTGGCACCGGACATAGTGCCTGCTCCAAAATGGTGAAAGATATGATCGCGTCCATCGTTCATGAATACTGCGTGGGCCGCTTGAGCACCACCATTGAATCTGACGTTTAAAGTTTTGTCGTCACAAAGAAAATTTGTTATATGCCCTTTGCCTTCATCTCCGTAATTCATTCCTATGACTGCAGTTGCTTTCATTGTATTCTCCTGTTGAATAAAAAAACGGGCAACACGTATGCTGCCCGTTTTTTTCTAATCATTGATTGTTGATTAT